TCCGCGTTCATACTGCACGGCAATTGGGTACAGGAGGATCAGAAGAAGCGTCACAGCGCAGCCCTCAGAGCTTTGATTACCTCGTCGGCCTCTTTTACCTTGCGGTATCCGTAGTGGCTCTCGCGCAGTTGTTCAAGGGTGTACCCAGCAGCAACTGCACGTTCTTCTATCGACGCAAGCATGAACTCGCGGGTTGGTCGTGCCAACGGGTTGCCACCTTCAAGCGCGTCAATCTCGGCCAGCTTCTTTGCCGACTCCATTTGCGCGATCTGCTCCGGGTCTTTGGGCGTGTTGGTGATTGTGCGAACACCGTCCTTCACATCTTCGCTGATCCAGAAGTAAGCATCGTTCTCGCGGGTGCCCACGGTGGTGACTTCGATAAAGCCAAGGCTGGCCTTGTCCCACGTTGCTGGGTACTGAGTGCCGTTCAGCACGAAGGCTTCACCGTCTTTGACGTAGGTGTTCGATTCAGGGTGGAATTGCATGATTAGCGTCCTAGTGCGTATTTGAATGGGGCTTCTGCGATTGCGTAAAAAATCAAAGTCCCTCCGTTGAATGTCGCATTGGAGGTTCTTACTTTGAAGCCATTTGCGGTGAAATCAACAGGGAACGTAGACGAGTCTTCTACATAAGCGCCGTTTGGGTACAGCGTGTAGGTTGCGGGGTTATATGTACCCCTTACAGCGTCAATAACCCACCAATCGCTAGTGGTATCAGTCCGCTTCACCATCAAGTACCGTGGCCTAAACCCACACCACACCATCGGGCCGTCTGCACTGCCATTGCCGGTGTAAGAACCGATCTTGCTGTAGCCTGCGACCTCTGCAAAGCAGTAGGCAACTTGCGTGACGCCGCTGGCATTCAAGCCGCCAGCCACCCCTGTTGTGAATACGCTTGAGGTTGGTGCCGTGTTGTTCCAGTACACGTTGTTTGTGTACGCTGTGGTCAGGTTGAGAAACAGCGCCGCGTTTTGTGGGGTTGCGTTTGAGTTTGCGTGGTATACAAACCAATCACCCGTAGCGCTGCGCTGCTTGACGATCATCATCTTCGGCGCAACACCCAAACCATGCGCTACCGTAGCGTTCGCGCCCGTGCCCGTGTACGTCAAGACACTAAAACCAGCCGCCACGTTCGCACTCACCTGAGAGCTAATACTACCCGCGTTGTTCGTGACTGCTGCGCCGCCTGCTTTCCAGTTCCAAGCAACGTATGACCACGTTGTGTAATTCACGTTCTCGCCATTGGTTCCAGTGCGGCTTACGGAAACCCCGTCCGTGTTGAACGCAGAAACGTACCCATAAAAGTCTTGAGCACCTTGGGCGGCGGTTAAATCAGAGTAAAGCGCCAGCGACGATCCAGCGCCAGATACTGAGTTCTGTAAAATATGGTTTGTTGCCGCGTTACTTCTGCATTTAATCCACGCAAAGTCAGGCTGGAATGCTAGGCCACTGACCACGGCACGGGGGTATGTTGAGTTACCCAAGTACGTCACCACATCAAAATGCTTCTTAGGCTCCAGCGCAGCACCAACAGGGATTGGCAGGTTGCCCGTGTGCAACGCTTTGAAGCCTGCGGGTGGGGTGTAGGTGAAACCACGTTGGCCGAAGTTGACGGAGGCAGTCGCAAGGTCTGCGGAAAAGAATGGTATTAGGTCTGCGGGTAGCCCGGTTGCTGCTGGAGTGCCCCCTGCGTCGGGTGCATTGGTGGTAGTACCAACAGCCGAATACCACACGTTATTGGTACCGAGCCAAATGCTACCCGTAGCCGTGTCAATTGCAAACTGAAACACACGCCCAATAGCACCGAAGCCAGATGCTCCGATTGTCTGCGTTGAATTTAGGGTAAATATCAGTCTCCCGTCCCAGCTAATACCCCAAACATTTGGTGGCGCAGCGTTGCCCCCAACCAACGGTGCTGAAGTTTTCTTGACACCGAAAATAGCCAATGATGTTCCAGAGGCCCCAGTCGTATCCGCTGTGCACTCAGCGTAGATTTTGCCACTTGCTGGTATTTGTATAGTGCCCAGAACAGGCCCCATCCCTGACGGGTTCGCAGTTAGGTTCCCGTTTGTGACAGTCGTTGTTATCTTATCCAACGGATTCAACGTGCAGTAATTCCCCCGCTCCGCACCCCCGCCACCCAGCGGCACATCGAGCATTGAGTCGTATGTCGCACCGGCAGTCGTGCTGATGTTGTTCGGTGTCCAGTTGTTGGAGTTACCCGATCGGTCGTAGCACAGCGTTGTGGCGCTTGTTGGATCGCTGAAGTCGAGGTAGAAGCCGTTCGTGCCGTAGGTTCCGACATACTTCTTGGCTGTCCACTGGCTTGTGGTTGGGTCGGTTTGGCCGAAGCTGCTGGGCGTGAGGGCTTGGCCGTCGATGAAGTTGACTTCACTGAGGTGGCCGTCGAAGTAGTTTGAAGCGTTGCTGCCGTAACGACCAAAGGTATTTGTCAGAGAGCTATTGAACAGCCAGCAAGTTGCACCAACGGCAACCGATCCCGCCAGAGTGTTGTTGCAGTACAGGTATGCAGTGCCACTTGCAGAAACCACCAGAACGAAATGGTAGTGTGCCGAGGGGTCACGAAATACCGCAGTCGTATTGATGACATAGGCATTAGCCAGAACCACGGTCAACGTATCGTTAGTGTTGAAATTTATAGTGCCGTCAGTTGATGCTCCAGCGCGGCACCCGACGATCATTTGCGAAGCGCCCAGTTGCCCCCGCTTAGTCCACAAACTCAGCGTGAAGGTATTTGGCGATCCGACAAATGTCCTCGATAAATACGCCGTAGCACTCGCCCGCAACCGCAGGCTGCGCTGGATTTGGTATCCCCCACCTGACTCGATCACTGGAGCATCAAGGAATCCGGTCATTATGCGAGTGCTCCTGAAGCTGTGACATACACCAATCCATTGCTGGTGCGATAAGCCAGCTCGTACGTTCCCGCTGCACTGAGCGCTGCGAGAGTGGCCGCACCGACCTTGGTATTCGCATGGGCCGCGACCGAGTAGGCGCTTGGGTTGACCAGCATGATCGTTCCCTTTTGCACCACGGGTGACGTTGGAATGTTGGTGAAGGTCAGAGTGAACCCCGCAGTGGGCGTGCATTTGAAATCCATCGCGGCGTTCAAGTCGAAGCTGCCGTCGTTGTCGGTGGTTTCGTTGGTGCGTTGGGTGGCGGTGAAGGTTTGGGCGGAGTTAGTCTTTGCCGCTGCTGCGTCGTAATCCTGTGCCTGTTTCCATGCGACGTTACCGTAGAACTCAAGGCGGTCGTCGGTGCTGTTGTGGCGCAGATACCCCGCCGCTGGCGTGCCGGGCTGCTGTGCTGTGGTGCCTGAGCTTCCGACGACGGCACCTGTTGCTGCGGTCTGCTGCACGGCCGTTGCCAGTGTGTCTGCAATCGTTGCGGCGTTCCAGCGGAGAGCGGCAACGTCCCCAGCGTTCCAACCGACGGCGGTAGTTCCGTCTTGGGCGCGAACCACTGTTAAGCTGTCGGTCGAGCGTGCGGTAACTTTCACAATCTCCCGAGTCAGTGCGACATTCTCCAGTGTGAGGTAGAAATACTGCCCTGCGGTCAGCGCCGGGAACAGTGCCCCCTTGCCTGACGCCAGTGTGAGGGACGTAGCCCCGGAGGCGGCGCCGATGGCAAGCGTCGCGCGGGCGAAGTTGGTGAACTTAATATCTGCCATTTGAACCTCTTAGGCGAATGGGCGCATTTCTACGCTCATGGAATCTACGTTAAACCCGCGTTCCGCCCGATCTTTGGCGGAGTTGAGCAGGTACGTCCACTGCTTGCCGTGCAGCATAGCGGTTTTTGCATCCGTCCAACTGCGCCCGGGCATCGCCATGAGTTCGCTCAGAACGCCGTGAAAAATAGCGCGCTGGAACTCGGCGTACAAGTCGGCATCCCAGCTATCGGCTGTGGGGGTCGGCCGCAAGCATGCGTAGATGTAGCAGGTGTACGCGACGTCAGGCGTGAGCGCAAACATGATTTTGCCGGGAACCCTTGAGGTGACTACCGTCGGCTCTCCGTCGTCTCCGAGGGGCCACTGGGAAAACATGCGGCGCACCTTGTCGTAGCTCGCCCATTTCAAATCTTTGCGGCTACCGTTGACAACGATGTAGGCTTCCAGCACGTCGCTGAATGCGGCGTACGCGGCTGTGGTAGTTGGGGTGTACTCGGTCTGCGCGGCTATGAGCGTCAGGGGTACGAGGTCGTCGCGCCACACTTTACCCCGCTGGCACAAGTCGGTCACGATCTTGCGAGCGGTCATCTCGATGGTCAGGCTCGGGCACCCGGGCAGGAATACGCCGATTTCGGGCACCATCGAAGCAAAGGTTATGGCGGCCATTACACAGCCTCCCCGGGGGGTCCGGCGGCGGTATCGGTGTCAGCAATGCGGCGAGCCTGTAAGCCTCCGGTCAGACCTGACATGAAACTGTCTTGGAACATCTTTGCTCTCCCAGATTCAACGTGCTCGGCATCAATGGATTCTATTATCGCGCACAAACCGTCCACCATAAATGGGTAGTACGCATCTTGGATCGGCACAATGTCCGTCGTGGTGAGCATGGCAGGGCACTTGGAATACAGGATTTCCAGCGCCAGCGCCGCTGTGGCAGCGGGGTACACATAAAAACGATTGGGGTCGCGTGGGTAGCGCATCCAGTTCTTGGCGGGGCCGGGGCTGGTCAGCTCCCATCCGGGGGCCATCATGTCCAGAACCTCTTGGTTGACTTCTTTCACGGCCTCGCCGATGCTGCTGGTCAGAACGTCCATGATCCGTACCGAGTCAACCGGGCAAGTCTGCATAGCCCCCGCAGCGCACGCGATACTGACTATTTCAGTAAACAGGTCTGGGCGTAGCACGACGGCTTTGCGTATGACTTGGTTGAACTTGCGCGCCATGAAGGCGTCATCGTAGCGATATGGCGACGAAGTATCCTGCACCAGCTCGCGGGCGTCTTGTAACACCTCGGCTACGGTGAAGCTCATGGCAGGCCGCGCGCCGCTTGAATGCCTAAAGCGTCGTCATCTACCATTGGCAGGGGGTCCGCTTTTTTGGCCCGGGCTTTCTTTGGCTCCACCACGGTAGCCACCACGTCGATGACGTTGGGGTCTTCTACTTCCTCGAAATCAGGGCGTATAGCGAATACGTCTTGGTATGCGTACAACACTCCGCTGGGAATATGTCGTAAGAGGCGAGTGGTCATCATGTCTCCAAAAAGTAGGGCAGCCTAAGCTGCCCTATTCTACCTACTTTTCAATCGCTGTCATCAGCTAACTGCGGCGGCCGATGGAGCCTCCAAGAAGCGACCGAACACGCGAACACGGTATTTGCCGATACCGGCGCCTACGGTGCCGAACTGCAACTTCACGAAGTTGGAAGTCGTGGTGGAGATGACCGAGTTGGCAGCAGTAGCCAGCTTAATCAACTTCGTACCCACAGCAGCGTCACCCGCCCAAGCGGTCAAGCCCGTGACGGCCGTACCGGCGGCGGCAGCGGCGCCCAGAGTTACCGCGACAGTCACCGTGGCCGTACCAGCAGCAATGACGCTGACAGCGGCGGAGTCCACGACGAAACCGGCGTACGCAGGAATCTCGAACAGGTCCACAGTGTCGGTGGCGACAGTAGAACGCTTAGTGCCGTCGAACATGTACTCCAGCACGATGGCTGGGGCAGGGAACGATGGTGCGT